TAGGAAAATTTATTTTTGGTAAGCCAGACGGTGTTGTAACTAAAGCAATCGATTGGGTTAGTAAGATATTCTCATGGGGGGATGACGAAAAAGACAAGGATGATAAAGGATTCTCACTTTCAACAATGATTAGTAATGCAATGGGTTCAATTAAAGAATTTTTCTGGGCAAAGGATGGAAAATCTGGAATATTGCAATTTGATTTAGCAGGCGCAATACCAGATTTTGAGATGCCAGATTTTGGGGGAATAATGAGCACATTGTTGGGAGGTATGTTTCCTGACGAATGGATAAAGGGCACGGGATTTATTGGAACGATAGCAAATAAAATGATGCCGCAGTCTTTGCTTGATATATTAACTGCAGCTGGGCCCAGTAAGGTAGATGTCGATATGACTGATCCAGCTACTATGGAGAAAATAAAGAATATTAAAGGAAAGCAAGGGGGAGGAAAAATTGAATCAGGCGAACCATATATGGTTGGTGAAGGAGGGCCGGAATTAATTATACCATCAGGTAGTGGTCAAGTAATAACTGCTGGAAGAACTCAACAAATGATACAAGCAAGTATACAAAAAAGTCTTGATCAAGTTACATCAGGTGGAGCGGGCGGTGGTGTAATGAATTCGGGAAATACCCAAGTAAATGATTCTCATTCTGAAACCACTATGGTAAATACTGGGGTAGCAGTTAGAAGGCCTATAATTCTTGGAAAAACGTAGCAAATATGTAGGTGAATACAGGGATAACAAAAGGCACGGACAAGGCACCTATACCTATGCTAATGGGGATGAATACGTTGGTGAATGGAAAGGTGGTGAAATGGATGGCCACGGCAGCTATACTTGGTGGAATGGAGAAAAATACGTTGGTGAATTTAGAAATATGCTTCCCCACGGACTAGGTACTATTATTCTTCGTGATGGGGATGAGTGGTATGATTGTGAATGGGAAAAGGGTATAGAAATACGGGCCCGAAAGTTTGTGGGGGGCTCTGAAACCACCCCCCAGTTTGTGGTCTATTGAACTCTGACCTTAACTTCCTTACATTCACCGTTAAGAATTTTCTGGATATTCACCCAACCACGACAAGATGAGGTGTCACTTACATAAAACTTAGCATTACGATTAATGCCTGGAAATCTCTTACCGAAATCATCTAAAGAAGTATCACCAATATCTCTCCAAGAATTATCCATGTAAACCCTAGGTTCTCGACTACGTTCAATTTCTCTCTTAGAACGATTAACTAATCGAGTGTTTCTTTCATTTTGACGTATTTCTGACGCAGAAAGAACACGATTCTGACGCTTAACTCGTCTAAGAGCTCTAGCTATCCGATCATAAGTAGCATCAGGGCCAACTGTAATACCAGTACCAATTATAGCTTTTGCAAGAGTATAATCCTGACAACTAAACTTAGGTGGATTGGACATAACAACCGTTCCAGGCCTCACTGTATCCGAACAGGTTACAGTAATAGACTTTGGCATTGGAACCGTAACCTTCCTATCCTCAGCCATTGCAGTTGATGTTAATAGAATTACTGCACATGCAGCGGTTAAAGTTTTATGATACATCTGTGTATCCTCCAGCTGCAGATACCACTTCAGTACCATCTTCAGCAAGTTTTTGGAAGTATGACATTGTGTCTTCTTCCCCATCATCTGTCACCGTAACTTTAGGAGCAGGCTCCTCTTTTGTATCTACAGTAACAGTCTCTTCTGGTTCATCATTCATCACATCTGTTACGTTACCCACAACAGTTGTACCAGCAAGAACGGTATTCAGACGAGTCTTTAACTCATCATAGGATTTAAAGTTAGTATTAGCAGTAAACTCTTTAAGAGAATACTGTTTCTTCCAAACTTCTTCAAGTTTGTCATCATTATCAAACAATTCTGATGAGTCTTCAAACTCTGATTTATCATAGTTCCAATAACCATCTACCTTACGAATCTTCAACTTGAAGTTTGCACCTGACCAAAAATCAAACGGATTAACTGGAGTTGCATCTGGAAATGCGGGCTGCATAGCATCCATGATCTTATCAAAGATTTTCTTACCGAAACGAAACAAGAATACCTTACCCTCGTTCTCAGGATGTTTGGCATCTGACACCACATAGATGTTAGAAAAGTATTGCAACTTCCTTTTCTGTTTCCGAGCAATTTCCTTATCGGACTCTACACCAGAATTCCAGTAAGCTGAATTCATTTCAGATACAGGGTCTTTCTGATTGAGGGTTGTAAGAGAATTCTCAATATACCACTGACCAGTAGGGCCTTGAAACGCATGGTTCCAGACCTTTGCCCAAGGTAAATCTTCATCCTTTACTGCCGGAAGAAAACGAATGACTGCATAACCATTACCAGTTTTATCCAGTTCTGGTTTCCACAACCGTTCATCAACGTATGATTTCTTTTCCAGAGGGGCAGTTTCTTTCTCGGCTGCACCGAGCAGTTTGTCCAATGAATTTTGTTTCTTTAATGCATTTAACGACATATGTATCTCCTTATATTTTCGTATGTTTACGTATGTTTAAATTATCTGTAGTGTATCACAAAGATCGTCTTTTGTCAAGTAACTTAGGTTAGGATAATGAAATTTTTCTTTCAGTTGACAATCTACCCAATAAAATTCTACGTGTTTAAATTCTAAAAAAGTAGCCTTCATTTGTTCAACCCAGTTAACAGGATTAAATCCTTTAGAGTCAGCTGGAAGATAATTATCAGTACCCTTGTAGATGTTATTTAGGGGTTTGTCATATTCGCTCAAATCAAACCCAACAAAGTATATCTCTCTTGCTCCATTCTGGCCTGCAAGATGTAAAGCAGAAGTACCAGTAGACCATCCTCTAGGAAAATCAAAATCTAAAACACTGTCTCCTTCTTTTACGTTTGTTATCCAAACACCAGTATCTTTTTCCATCTTCTGAACTAAATCAGGCCCATCCAAATGAGGATTCATTTTGAGTGCTTCTTTAACTTTCTCTTGTACTAGAAGAGGGTCTTTACCTCGTACAACACAACTTTCTGCACCCTTCTCTTTATGGATATGTACTAAATCTTTTGGAATATCAAATCCTAATAGAAAAGTATCTCCTATTTCAACAGGAAGTTTACTCCAATCCATAAAAAAACAATTATTGTCTTGTGCATATCCTGAGGCATAAATTTCTTGTTGCATAGCTGGATCGGTTGCAACCAAATTATCTACTGAACCATCACGATAAATTGCATTACAACCCCATATGTTAACCCCACCTTTTGTGATTGTTTGATGACAAGGTTTAAACCATGACCTAGATTCACCATTCCCCAAAACCAAACAAGAACTTGCTATCCAAGAAGGAACGAACATAACGTCATCAATATGATGGTCTATTGTCGTTTCCAACACTACTTTTCTTCTGTACTAATTTTTAATACTGCTTCTTGTGTTTGAGAGGGATTTTGTCTACAACCAATTTCATCAAGAGATACTTTCCATCCCTCTGCAAGCATACCTTCTACTGTGGAAAGTCCTCTATCCTTAATGACACCACTCCAAGAATGAATAAAGTCCCTACATTCCGTTTGCGTATCAAAATGTCGGGACAAGACATGAACCCTTTCATCCCTTATTTCTCCATCGGGGCCTGTTATTGTAAATGCTAACAGAAGCATAAATGTCTTAATCATGTATTCTTCCTTTCAATTCCTCCACCCTACTTCGTAATACACTAACTGCTGTTCGTAAATTACCAGAGTTATGATCTTCATATCTACTCTCAAGAACTGCAACTTCTTCCATCAATACAACTATTTTTTCAACTGTTACTGTATTAAACTCATTACTATATTCTTTACTCATCCAATTGGCCTATCTTTCCAATTACCGTGTTTTCGATCACTGAACTTTCCTGCTCGATTAACTGGACGATAACCCTTCGGCCATTGTGGCTGCCGTGTTGCAAGTTTCTTAACTCTAGCTTTCAATTCTTCATTCTCAACAGTCATTTCAGCTAGGGTAAATTGTAAATCCTTAACTTGTTTAACCAGTTCTGCCTCAGTCATGTGACGACTCCTCAATAAGATTTAATAGCTTCATTTTATACTTGTTTACATCAATTGTCAAGAACCTTTTATAATTTTTCATTAATTTTCTTAAATCAGGCCAGACAACATCATCTTTTAGTTTTGCATCCCAAATCTTAGTATAATCAACTAACTCATCTAAAATAATCATTGTTTCCAAGGATATCCTTTTTCCAAGATATTCTTTTAACAAGATAGGATGGTTGTGACCATCCACTTCAAATATAGGATTAAATTTGTTTACGAAAGGATACATTTCTACGGCAAACATGTCAAAGAATCCTTGTCTTCTCAATTTCCAAGAATCATAATTCTCATCGCTAAAATTAGCAACATATCCTTTTGTATCGTTTATGAAATTTGCTATGAAATAATCTTTTGGATTATCATATTTTTTGGATAATTTGACAAAGAAATGCCTGTCCTTCCGTTTCCAAAAGGAATCCCTTGAAACTTTTGTCTTTCCATCATATTTAATGAAGTCATAATTACCTTTACTGAAATGTGCTTTCATAGCACAATACATCAGGTATATATCAATCGGTT